TAAATAAGAAACCTTAGTTGGTTTAAACATTATATTACTAGAATGTAAGTCATTATGAGTAAATTTAAAATGTTTTTGCGCCATTGATAAACCAAAACAAACTTGGAAAAGAACACCTAACCATTCTTGTTCTGTTAATTTTTTAATTTTTAACAATTCATCTAATGTTTGATTTAATTTTTCCATAGCAATTAATTGAACCGGAAAATTCTTCATTTTTACATTATAACTAAAATCATCCATTTCTTCATCAAAAATATCATCATCATCTTCTCCATCTTCTCCATCTTCTCCATCTTCATTACTATTTTCATCTCCATTATCATCTTCTTCATCGTCATTATCATCATCATCGTCATTATCATCACCATCTTCTTTATTACTTTCTGATTCTGTTTCCCATTCATTTTCATCTCCTTCCTCATTTTCATCTTCTTCTTCTTCTTCGTTTTCATCTTCTTCTTCTTCCTCTTCTTCTTCTTTGTTTTCATCTTCCTCTTCATTTTCTTCTTCATCATCATCTAAAGTTTTAATAAATGATTCCATATTATTTATATCATCGTGGATATTATCACTATTACTATTGCTATCATTATTTGATTTTTTAGATGAACTAGAAGAACAAGATGAAGTAGCAGAACATCTCCGTTTTTGTGGGTTATTTTCAGGAATTTCAAAACTATCAAAATCAATTTCTTCAACACCTAGAGAGCTATCTTTATTTTTTTGTTCTAGTGAATTAACTTTTGGTAAATCAGGAATTGATTCACATAATTGTTCTTCAACACTTATTTTTTCTAATTCAAATAATCTATCACGGTTTTCATTAAACCATGTATGTTTTTTTATAGAATGGTAATCATCCGTAATATCTTGTTTAAATGTTTCACTAATACCTAAATAAGACCCGTAATAATACGGAAATGAAGGACATTTACCTTTTTCAACTAAATTACTTGCTAGATATGCAAATAAAGTTTCCACATAAGAAAAGTTATTTGGTGAATTGATTTTTTTATTAGTAATATAATCAAATATATTAGGCATTAAAGATGTTGTGTTTTCTAATTTATATTTATTCATAATTGAATTAATCGGTTCTAAAATAGGATTAATTTTAAAATGGATTTCGTGTTTTATTTTTTTGTTTTCTTTCAATTCTAATTCATTCAAATTTAGATTTAAATCAGCTCTAATATCTTTTAATTCAATTTCTATTTTATTCAAATCCTTTTTAAAGGTTTTATTAGATTTATTAGAGTTTTTGTCAGACTTTTTGTTAGAAATTAAATTAGAATTATTATTTTGTTTTTTTAAATAACCTAGAAAGACTGTTTTGCATTTATCTGATTGCCTTTCTAGTGATGTTAATTGATATTTAGAATTTAAAATAAATAATTGCTTAGAATATGAATTATTTTCAAAATCCTCCCAATATGACATTGCCGGAAAATATGTTTGAAAATCTTTCAATTTAAAATGAGCTTCAATACTCTTTTTTATTTCCTCTTGGGAACTCTGTTTTAATTTTGTTAATTTAACAATCTTATTATTATTTTTCATTTTTAATAATTAATATTAATATTTATTAATCTTTATTAATTGTTTAATGATAACTTTATAGAATAAAACTGATAATTTTTAAAATATTTAAACACGCTTTTTTGATATAATAATTTTAATTTTATAAAAAAGTTATAAAAAGTTATATAAAAAAAGTCTAAAAAACAATAAAATATTTCTCTTTCAATAATAAAGATTATTTATTTTAAAAAACATTAAAAAAAATATTAAAAATATTAAAACTTTTATAAAATGAGTTCAAATTTATTAATTAATCAACAACCATTTAAAGAAATTCAAGAACAAAGAAATTGTGTTAATCCTACTAATAAAAATCAATTAAAATTTAGAGATTTTACAAGAGACCACGATGATGCTTGTTATAAAGGAGAACAAACCAAACAAAGTTTAGGACCTGGTGTTTATCAAACAAGTAATCATTACCAATGTGATTGCAGTATTCCTGACGTTGTTGAAAAAGCAACTAGTATTCCTTTAGTTTATTTTCAAAATGGTTATGGAGTTGGAGGTTGTGTAATTGATGAAAGCACAACTATGAGATTCGGTAAAACCAAAAATAATCCTAAATGTCCCGTTCAATTACTTGAAAGACCCTATTTAACTGTTCCTTATATGGGAAGAGGAGCAGGAGACCAAAACCTAGAAACACAATTATTACCAGGTGAACCAACAAAAGAAAGAAGACAATGTAATACATTATCAGGCATCACAATTGATAACTATTTTACACCATTAATCCAACATCTTAAAGATAACGTTCAAGACCCTATTCATATTGTTCCCGAATATGTAAGTGAAGGGTGGATACGAGGGGGTAGTAATACTAGGCTTATCGTAAGAGATGTCGATTACATTTCCCGTTGCGGAAATTCATTTTTTCAAAAAACTAACGATGAAAAGGCTTGGGCTGATATTCATAAACAATTTTAAAAATATTTTATAAAAAAAAATAAAATTGAATTTAATAAAACTTTTTTAAATTTTTAAAAACCTTTTTAAAAATACTTATTTAAAATGGAAGTTCCTTTTGTTTTTGATAATGATCCTTCAAGTCGTGTTTTACAAGCAAAACTTATTCAACAACAAGCTAAAGAACGTTTAATAAAAGCTGAAGAAGAAGCACGTCTTGCTGAACAAGAAGCACTTATTGCTGAAGAACAAGCACGAATTGCTAATGAGGAAGCAAAACTTGCTGAAATTAAAAGAATTGAAGAAGAAAATAGAATTATTGAAGAAGCACGTCTTAATGAAATTAAAAGAATTGAAGAAGAAAATAGAATTGCTGAAGAAGCACGTCTTAATGAAATTAAAAGAATTGAAGAGGAAAATAGAATTGCTGAGGAAGCACGTATTACTGAAATTAAAAGAAAAGAAGAAGAAGCATGGATTTTAATTAAAGAAGATTTTTCTCAATTATCTAAAATAGCAAAAGAAAAAAGAATGACTTATGAAGAAGAATTTGATGATGATTTAGATGATTTTAATGATAGACTTGAAGAAATTGAAGAAAATATTAAATTAGTTGATAATTCAAAAGAATATATGTCAAATATTTTATTAAAATTTACATCTGGATTATGTAAAAAAATTCATACAACTGAAACACCTGTTAATCCTATTTTAAAAGAACTTTCTGGATTTGTTGTTGAATATTATCAAGAACAAAAAGATTTACCTGAAATACTTAATCCTAGAAAGAAATTAAAAGATATTCAAAAGGAAATATTAAGTTTTATTGAAAATCATACTAAATTACAAAATGATATTCAAATTTATAAAAGTGATATTTATATTAAAGATTTACAAATAATTAAAAAAAAATATTTACAAGATTTACAAAGAATTAAAAGTCAAAAAATAATATCAGAAAAAATTATAGAACAACATCAAATTGATAAATATAATATATCATATATATTTTATGAAAATGATAAAAAAATTAAAAAAATTGAAGAAGAAAATTTACGTTTTGATCAAGAAATAACAAAAAAAATTGATAAACATAATGGATTAGCATTAAAACATTTTAATGATAGAATTCTTGAAAATAAAAAAAAATTAAAAGAATTAAATGATATTAAAGAAAAAAATTTTATTTTTTTAAGAGAATTTGAAAATAGTTTTGATAAAAAAATATTAGAAAATATTAAAAGATGTTTTGATTTAATCTCAAATGATGTCAATTGTCCAAGTGTATCACATTTAAATTTTAAAAAAATAAAAGGTTTTGATAATCCTGAAAATTTACCAATTTTAATATCAAAATTAGACAAAATTAAAGAAAATGAAGAATTAATAAAACAATTACCAATTAAAGAACAAGAAATTGAAGATAATTACAAAAAAGAAATAAAAGAATTTTATGATTTTGAATTTAAATTAAGATCTAATATATCATTGATAAATTTTGATGAATATATTATTTATATTACTGAAAAATATAATCTGGAAAAAGATATTCATCAAAAATGGAGTTTAGATTTAATTAAAAAATTAGAACCTCATAAGAAAAAGATTATTGATTTACAAAAACTTTTTACATAACTTTTTAATGTTTTTAATATTTTTATTTTTGCCTTTTATTATACCTGGAATAACTTTTAATAACTTTATCAATGAAATAAAAATAAAATCAGGTTCTAGGTATTAAACTGTTATAACTTTTTTATTTTAATATTTTTAATTTAAAAATATAAATAATTAATATTACATTAATTTATATATTTATAAATAATTATTATAAATGTTTAAAACTAAATTACAACAAGGTAATGAATATGAAAATTTTATTAAATCTATTATTCATTTAAAATATAAAAACTGTTGGTTATGGAATGAAGTTCCTAAAACTACTTTACTAGAGATAGGTTGTATTAATGACCTACAAGATAATTGTGATGATATTGGATGTGATATTGTCTGTCAATTAGATAATAATTCTTATGAGTTTATTCAATGTAAAAATTACTCAACCACTGGTTGTGATAATACAATTAATATTTGTGACTTATCTGGTTTCTACAATTTTATTGCAGAAACGGGTTTTAAAGGAATAGTTTATTATTCCGGTAAGTTGTCTCAACAAATATTATGTCGTAAAAAAAAAATTAATTACATTAATGTCCCTCATATAAAAGAAAATCTTATTTTAGACTTTACACCCCGTGATTATCAGATTGAAGCTTTTAATAAATTGAAAAATGAAAAAAGAAGTGTTTTAAGTATGCCATGTGGAACAGGAAAAACCTTTGTTTCATTTTTATTATCTCTTGATTACAAAAATATTATTATATTAACTCCTTTGATATCAACAACAGAACAGATTTTAAATCATTATAAAAATTATTATAGTAAATATAAAAATATTAATTTTCATTTAATTAACTGTAAAGCAACTAGAAATGTAAAAAATTTTGAAGATAATAATAAAGAAAATGGTAAAAATATTATTGCTTCAACTTATAATTCAGTTGATGTTATTAATAAATTATTAATTAAGAATGAAATTTTTAATTATGATAATACTTTAATTATTATAGATGAATTTCATAATCTTTCTAGTAATATGTTAAATGATAGTGAAAATGAAATTAATAAAATTTTAATAAGTGATTTTAAAATTGTTTTTATAAGTGCAACTCCTAAAATTAATAATATAGATTTAAATAATAATTTAGAAACTATTTTTGGAACTATTAAATACGAGTTAGATTGGAAACAAGCAATTGAAAATAAATATATATGTGATTATAATTTTTATTATCCTAATAATGAAAAAATTATTGAAACACTTGATGAAATTAAATTTGATAAAAGTTTTATTGAAAAAACTATTTTAATTAATAAATCTTATTTTCTTTTGGAATCAATTAAAACAACTAATATTAAAAAATGTATTGTTTATTTAAAATCAATTGAAGAATCAAAAGATTTTATAAAAGTTTTAAAAACAATAAATCTTTATTTTAATTTAAATATTAAAATTTATGAAATTAATTATAAAACTA